CATCACGTTGAATAGCTTTCCAACGTTCAGGTGAAGCATACATGATAGGTACTTTTACATTTTCACCATTATCTTCTACAGAAGGTTGTATTACTTCATCAAAGTAGAATTGAATTGAAGAATCTATATCGATTAGATTGACTGATAAATCACCAACATCATCAGCTGTTCTACTATATAAGTATCCTCTATTTAATACCCTTTGTTTTCTTGGTAATGGTTTAGACATTTTCTGTTACTACCTCTTTTATAAATTGAACTTTTTTAGGTGTTAAGAATTTTTCAGTCGTTGATTTATTTTCATTCCCTTTTTCAGAAATCAAATAACCATTTAATGTGACTTCAAAATTTGTTCTAACTAATCTTTCTGCGTCTGAAATCTCTGTGGCATCCTCAAAACTTTCTACTCTACTTCTGAATCTCATCTTTTCAGGGTCTCCCCAATAAGCTCCGTCAGCATAATTAATACGTTCAACAATCTTGTTCATTTGTTGTATGTAAGTTGTCCATATAATAAATTCATAGGCTACGGTGACGTAATCAGGAAAGGCTACATTATAATATTCTTTTTGAGGTATTAAACCTATTTGTGCTGTCAAGTTGTCATAGCGATGTATTTGAGAAAACTTTTTTTCAAAAGGGTAGAATTGATTAGGATTATTAGCATCTAATTTATCTTGTGGAATCAAACCATCTAAACCTATTGTTGTTCTTTTAAATACTATTAGTGGTGTGATTATTTGTCTTTTTTTATCTCGTAGATATCCGTCTTTTAGAATTGATTTCCATCTTTCAACTGAACCATATAAAACAGGAACTTTTATGTGTTCACCATTATCTTCTACAGACGGTTTGATAACTTCGTTGAAATAAAAAAATATTGCTTCATCAATATCCTTTAAACGAACAGAAATATCTTTTGTTTTATCTTTTTCAGTTTTCGAATATTGATAACCTCGATTGTCAACTCGTTTTTTTCTTGGTAACGGTTTTGATGACATTATACACTTCTCACTCTTTCAATATTTAAATGTGACATTCGTACTAAGAATGTATTACAAACTACTGAATGATTTAGGTCGGTCTGTCCTCCTACTAGCTGATTTTCATTAATTGATGAAACTTCCCAGTAACCATTGTTCCAATCAATCACATCTCCTATTTCAACAACGTAACTTATATCAACTAAAGCTTGTCGTAAAAAAGAAAACAAAGCTGTTTGTTGTAAATCAGGTCCGAACTCATCTGTTGTAGTAGTCTGTTCGTCAGCTGAGATTAAACAAGCTACCTCTACACCAGGTTTGAATACTTTACCACCTGAAGTCTCTCCGTACATATTGACTTTTGTATCATAAGCTGATATTTTATAAATCACAACTTTCTGACTTATAATACCTTCTTTTTCAGCTGTAAGATTACCTACAAGTTCTTTATTGAATTTGTCAAAAGTATCAATATCTCGTTGACTATAATATCTTGATGTATTAGCCATTTAATTATCCTATGTAAATTGGATAGGGAACTTTATTAAGTTTTTCTTGTAGAAACTCTGCTTCATCTTTGTCAGCTTCTAACATAGCTTTTCTACTTGTACCTTCTAAAGTTTCTCTGAGTTCTGTAATGAGTCCTTCTTTTTCTGCGGCCGCTTCACTTCTTAGTGTTTCACCATCTAATGTTGTTTCGGCATTAGGAATAGGTATTGTTCCGTATTTAGAACGAATGATACCTAATAATTCTTTTGTAAGAGCTAGTCCATACTTACGTATCCACTGTCTACCAACATCATTAATAAATTTATATTCCATATTATCATAAGGAACATTTGAGTAATCAGATATGACATTAGCAGAACCACTATAGTCAGCTACTAATGGATTGTCTCTATCATTCGTCACCACGTAATCAAAGTATAATGTACTTGTTTGTTCGGGGTCTGGAAATATTCTTACTTTATTATTAACAAGATTAAACGAGTAAGCTGCTTTTCTGATAGAATCATTCATTTCTATAGCTTGTACTCTTAATAAATCTTCGAATATAGGCATCAAAGTAAATGAAACAGCAGGAGAACTGTTACCGAATCCGAACCCTTGAACCATGTTGATTGTTCCATATCCTGTCGTCGCATATGGGTCGAAGAAACGTTGCATAGCAGGACTTCCTTCGTAATAAATTCTTTTGATTTCTATAGCACCACTTTCAGAAACATCAGCATATAAAGCATTCAAATCATATTCTTGTGAACCACTATTGATTTGTATTGAACCCTTTTTAATATCTACATCACCACCAACACCAGCTTCTGTACCATATTGTTTAGCTAATTTGATTGTTCTACCTAAGGTAGGTGTAATTCTTTTGTGAGTTACGTTGTTACTTGAACCTGTGGCTTGACCTTGTAAATGTAATAAATTTTCTCTTATGTTGAATTGATTAACTTGAGCTGAATACTCACTTACTGATTCTTCGAAACAAGCGTAAAATGAACCAGATTGTAGTTCAACTGACATAATAGGATAACCCAATCTACGAGCACACCAATCAGCAAATTTATCAGCAGAAGATGTAAATTCAGTATCAGTATCATAAAATCCCCAAGGTGTATCACCCTCAGAAAATGAACTGCTTCCGGCCCATATTTGTTCTTGTGCCATATAATATTCTCCTAAATGAAATCTAATTTGTCATTAATAAATATAACAATACACAATATTAAACAAAAAAGGGCAAGTTAAAAACTCACCCTTTTTCATTATTGTACCTAAGTACGACTTATATTAGTGTTAAACTAAGTTTATATCACCAATGATAACTTTACCGTAGAATTCTGGTCTAACCATCTTCTTCGCGTAACGTGTCATTACACCTTTACGTGGAGTAAAGTTCTTTGGGTCGTATACAAGAGGTGTCATTATCAACGGTACATAAGGAGCATACACAGCACCAGTTTCTAGGAAGTTACTTCCACGGAAACCAACGAGAACGGTGTTCTCAAACTGGTATGGGTTCTTATATACTGTAAAGCGGTTATTTAATAAACCAGCTTTCTGTACACCCATTGCATAGGATTTATTATTTGCATCACCATCAGAAGTTGTAGCATATCCAGGAATAGATTCAAGGATTGTTGCTGTCTCAGGAGATACTACTATAAAGTTAGCACCACCTCTAAGAGTCTTTTGATGAATTGCGTTAGATACTGATTGTATCTTGTTTCCAAGAGTTTGGAACCACTCACCTTTTGTGTAAGCGGAAGCATTAGCAGCTGTTTCTACAAATAATGTAGATGCTGAGTCATACTCATATCCAACTTTTGCTGACCATCTTTCAGTTTTAGCATTAGCTGCTAAACGAATCATGTCAAGGATTTCTAAATCGATTTCCATTGATACATACTCACTAAGTAGTGAAGTAAGTTCAGCTTCAGCATCAACACTATGATAAGCGTTAAGGTCTTGAGCAAGCTCAGGAGTCCAAACAGCTTTTAATTTACGTGTTTTAGCAACAATAGCGATTGAACGCATTGCTATATCGATTTCAGGTATATCAATATCAGTTTCAGGGTTTGCATCAACACCAGTAGATGTAGCTTCGAAGTCGCCACGTGTAGTATCTGTTGGTTGTTTATGATACAATATTGTAGCTGTTCCACCAGTAGGTACAGATGCTTCTTTTACGATAAATCGTATGTGTGTTGCACTTGCATCATCTGCTTGTACTTCGCTTCCATCAACACCATTTAAGATTTTGGTGTATGCTGGGAAGAAAGATGTGAACGCTGTTGAACCTGTGATTTCGAAAGCCCTTGCACCACTCAAGTCAGGATTGTCAAGAGTAGATACTGGGATATCAAAGGTTTTTAACTGAGTACCGATTGTTGATGAAGCTTGTGAAGCAGACAAGTCTGGTTCAAAATCAACATCTGCCCAAGTAACTGAACCTGTTAAGGCTGCAACTGCTTGTGCTGTACCAGTGTGGTCATTTGAGGAGTACCCAAATGTACCTGCACCGTAAAGACCCTGTGATGGGTCGCCAGAAGCTGAAGTAATACCGAATACTTCTTGATTCTTAGCGAAACCAGCTTGGGCTGTACCGTATTTAAAGTCAAGATAAAAAATCAGACCGGAAGGAAGGTTCATAGGTTGAACAGAAACGAATTCCTGTGCTGCTAATTCACCAAAGATTTTTCTAACCAATGGTAATGCAACACCTGACCACTCTTCAGAATTAGCTGATGTACCTGTGTGACTAGATTCGTCGATTAACTGACGAGCCTGGTTTTCAAGCAATACTGCCATTCCGTGTGATTTATGTTCTGTGTCCAAACCTTCTAAAAGACCGGTTGGTTCCCACTTCTTGACCAATCCACGGGTTTCTTCCATGCGTTGACGGTGTGGATTATATCCACTCATCAACTTTTCGATTGTTCCAAGATTTTTAGACATTATATTTTCCTAATAATGTTGTGAAATTAAAGAATACCGGCTAACTTCTTGAAACGGTCTCTCAATTCTGAACCTTCAGCAATTACTTCTTGTTCTTGCTTTTCAGATTTAGTTGAGGCGACAGCTTTAGAAGCTGAACCTTTAGATTCTTTGATTTC